GGAAGCGCTGGTTACTGGTAACACCTGCAAGAAACAAGGAAAACTCCCTGCCAAGCGAGTTCACGAACTCAGACGACCGTAGACGGCCGAAACGCAATGTAGGCACGACCCGAAGGTAGCCACCTACAAAACGTAACAGAGTACTGTTCAGAGAACCGTACTCACCGTCCACAGAAGTCTTTGTTCGCTCGACCTCGAGCCCAAGCTCCCCAACTTTCCCCATCCACACATCCGACGCTTCTTTCGTCGACTGAAATAGTATGTCGTCCCCGTTTATCAGACAGGGGGCCGATACCACCTCTTTCCAGCTAAGCCCTGAGCATCGCATTGCGTACAAGTACGCAATACGATTCTGCAGGCAGAGCAGAGGAAAAGAGAGGTAAGAGCCCATCATCTGTCCAATGGAAGGACGGCCTACATACTTCTTCGACGAGAGAGAACAGCTTGACGGACCGTCGACCCAATAAAGGATCGGCCGGAGAATCTGCATTGCTCTCTCAGTAACAGAAGCAGGAAGGACAGTGGAAGAGGCAAGGATAGTACCCAGGATCACTTCTGCGACTTCGATCGACAAATTGTCGGTAGCCGAAGCGTAGTCGCCCGATGTGAGGATACCCTTTCCTTGGTGGAACCCCGCTTTCGCCAGTTTCTCGTCCGACACGTCACCTCGAGACAACCACTTGCACCTCGAGAGGTGATTGTAGATTGTCTTGTGAAGCGGTCGGAGAAGAAGCTCGTCGGATGAGAACTTCGTCAGAGGACGAGGCTTCCCAGCTGACTGGACAACAATCAATTCGGCTTCCGGAGCCGGGCGGTCAGGCCGGGAAGGACCACTAAGAGCTTCTGTAAGGAAGCAACTGTGATCAATCCCAGTACCTAACGCGCCTCCCTCGGAGCGAGTCGAATCAGTTGTCGCACTAAGCGGCGGAGATGTGAGGAGAACCTGCTCCTCGTAACCCAGATCCCACCCTTTCGAAAAAAGGCGGGATGTTTGCTGGGCGACGAATCGCAGGTAACCGACGGGGAGTTGACGCCTAGGTCGACGAACCCCCTCCACGAGCTTCTCCATCATAGGCCTAGACATGCATTCACATGAATCAGGAAGGCCTTTCTTAATGGACTGCCAGGCCATAACTTCCTTGTGGTCGTTACTCGGGCAGGAACCTAGAAGCTCCTTTATCTGGCGACTCTGTGCTAAG